CCGCGTGGCGCCAGGCGCAACCGTCGAGTCTTACACCCGCTCCACGCTCTGTTCCGAATGTGGCGGCGCCATGTGGGACAACCGCGAGAAGAAGACGAACCCGAAGGCGCCCGACTTCAAGTGCAAGGACAAGTCCTGCACGGGTGTGATCTGGCGCTACAAGGCCCCGCCTCCGCATCAGCCCATCCCGGGAGGACCGCTCGAGGCCGAGCTTCGAGGCGCTCCACCTCCGTCTGACGACGACATCCCGTTCTAGCCCTACGCATCACTAGGAGGTCCACATGGCCGCTATCGTCACCTGTCTCTCTCCCATTCTCGCCGCCACGTTCTGCGCGCTGTTCGCGTGGTGCGGCGACTACCAACTCGCTCTGTGGTGCCTGCTGCTCGGTCCCGCGGGCATGTTCGCAGCTCCCTACCTCGAGGACGCGCGATGAAGTCCGGAAAGCTCTACATCGACATCGAGACACTCCCTCCGCTGCTGTGGCCAGAGCACGAGCGCACGGCGTACGTCGCCTCGAAGGTCCCCGGGCAGTTTAAGAAGCCCGAGAGCATCGCGGCGTGGTGCCAGGAGAACTATGAGGAGACCTGGTCGCGCGCCGCCCTCGACTGGCGGATCTCGCGCATCGCCTGCATTGGCGTTGTGTGGGAGCCTGATGACAGCGATACCCTGCGCTCTGCGTGCTTCGTGGGCGGTCCCACCGACGAGCAGGAACTCCGCATGTTCACGCAGTTCGCCGACTTCCTCCGCGAGCACAAGGCGTGGGCGGCACACGTCGTCGGGCACAACGTCCTCGGGTTCGACATTCCTCGCCTGCACATCACGTCCGCGCGCCTCGGGCATGTGCTTGCTGGATGGTTCCACGAGCTCAGCGAGGACCATCGCAAGCGCGTAACGGACACGATGCATCTCGCGTTCCCGTCGCGTGAGCGCGTGAGCTTGGCCGACCTTGCCGGTGCCTTGGGCGTGGGCGAGAAGTCAGGGCATGGGTCCGAGGTCCTGCCGCTCTGGCTCGAAGGCCGACAGTCGGACATCACCGACTACTGCCTCAACGACGTATCCATGACCCGCAAGGTCTACCTTGCCCTCAACGGAGTGTACCCTTATGCCGATTCTTGACTGGACCGTGATCGCCATCTCCAAGCCCACGACGCACATCGCATGGACGCACTCCCTGCGCGACGGGGCGCACCTGATCGTCAACCAGAGCGCCGCTGGGCACTACACGTGGGAGCTCATGACGCGTGACCCCATCACTGACCAGCGCGGTCGGGCCTCGTCGCTCGAAGACGCGCAGCGTCAGGCCGAGGGCGCCGCCGTCGCGATGGGCCTCGTGGACGTGAATAGTGCATACACTAGGGGCGAGACCATGGCGAACATGGACCGCGCCCAGGTCGCGAGCCTGATCGACGTGGCGCTTCGGAGTGAGCGTTGAAGCCCCCAGGCCATACCTGCCCGGCTATCGACCGGGCACAGTCCGCTCTCCGTCGTCTCGCGTGGCGCTGCGCGAACCCAGAGCATCAGGGCATCACGCCCGGCGAGGTGCTCGCCGAGGGGCTTGCTGCTCTTGAGCAGGTACGCGAGGAGAACCGGCAGATGCGCGCGGCGTACCACGCGAAGGTCAACCCATGAGGGCGCGCATCCTCGTCGGCGACTGCCGCGAGAGCATGGCGACGCTCGAGGCCGAGAGCGTGGATGCGGTCGTGTGCGACCCGCCGTACGAGCTCGGCTTCATGGGCAAGAAGTGGGACGCGAGCGGTATCGCCTACGACCTCGAGGTGTGGCGTCAGGCGCTGCGCGTGCTGAAGCCCGGCGGACATCTCCTCGCCTTCTCGGGGTCGCGTACCTATCACCGCATGGCGTGCGCCATCGAGGATGCCGGGTTCGACGTGCGCGATCAGATCATGTGGCTCTACGGGAGCGGGTTCCCGAAGTCGCTTGACGTGTCCAAGGCCATCGACAAGGCGGCGGGTGCGGAGCGAGAGGTCGTTGGCGAGCGAGTGCAGGCTCCCAAGTTCAACGTCGCTACATCCGGTGGCACGAACACGGGGTACAACCGTCGATGCGAAGAAGGAGCGCCACCTACGTTCGCAGTCACCGCCCCCGCCACCGACGACGCCCGCCGCTGGTCCGGTTGGGGCACGGCCCTAAAGCCAGCGCACGAGCCCATCTGCCTAGCGCGCAAGCCGCTGGTCGGGACCGTCGCGGCAAACGTGCTGCGGTACGGTACGGGGGCGATCAATGTGGATGGGTGTAGGGTTCAAACGGACGAGGAACTTCGCCGGGCCGTCGGTGGATGGCAGACCGAGTACGTAGGCGGCGAGCAGAAGCCTATCAACACGTTCGATCTTCACCCCGACGGCATACCGGGCCGCTGGCCCGCCAACGTCCTCCACGACGGCAGCGACGATGCGACCGAGGGCCTACGCGACGCGGCTCGGTACTTCTACACGGCGAAGGCGAGTGGAGAGGACCGCGACGAGATGATCGGAGACGTGCCGAAGAACGTGCATCCGACCGTGAAGCCCACCGACCTCATGCGCTACCTCGTGCGGATGGTCACGCCGCCCGGTGGGCTTGTCCTGGACCCATTCACCGGGTCCGGTTCCACGGGGCGCGCGGCGATGCTTGAGGGGATGCGCTTCGTCGGGTGCGAGCTCTCGCCCGAGTACGCCGAGATCGCGCGGGCGCGCATCCGGTTCACGCTCGGGCCGCTCTTCGCGCATCTGGTCGAGTAGTGGTCGCGTGGCTAACCGTGGCGACCATCGTGCTGCTCGTTGGCGCGATGGTGCAGCTGCTCGCACGGGTCGCCGTGTGCGTGCTGCGCGCTATCGTGTCTCGAGCACGTCTACGTCGGCAGAGCGCACGGCGTCGGAGCAGTCACCGCGGACTGTCTCGACCGTGAACTCTGGTCCCCACTCCTGACGCGCCTGCGCGACGGCACGGCGCCAGACGCGACGGACCTGTGCAGCCTCGTCCTCGGCCTCGATGCAAAGCCGATGCGTGGTCACACGCACGCGCACCACGACAGGGTCAACCTCGATGACGTGAGCCGTCAGCGTGAGCCCTTCGGGCCACGCGCAGTCGTGTAGTCGAGGGTCGGCGATGGAGAGCACCTCGCCGACCTCAACCGCACACGAAACGTCTAGCCCTTCCACGACGCGTAAGTCTTGCCGTCCCACGTGAGCGCCTGGCGGCTCTTGTCGCGGGCACGGTAGGGCTCGCCCAGCGAGACGTGAATCCACGACACCTTCCCGCCCGGGCCCTCGAGGATGGCCTGCCCGTAAGGGATGCCGCTCTCCTTCACGATCCATGCGAACACGTCCTCGAGGCGATGCCCCGGCACGACAATGTCCGCGGCCTGTCCGCTCATGTGCTGCGAGGTCTTGCTCCCACCGACCGCCGTGTTCACGGCAGGACCACGAAACGCGCTGTTGATTCGGATGGGCCCAAACTTCGCGCGGATAGGCTCGAGGATGGTGGTGGCGAGCGCCGTGAGCGCGCCCATGCATGCCTGCGCCTCCTGACGATTGACCGCCTGGAGCGCCGTCTGCCCGGTACGCGTGAGCTCATCGAACGAGAAGTGCGGAGACAGGTTCACGGCTTCCTCCCTGCGGGCGCGGGCTTCTTCTTCACGGCCTTCTCGATCTTCTCGACGCGCGCGATCAGCAGCTCGGCGTCGAAGTCGTCGGGAAAGTCTGGCAAGGTCATGCGCGAGGCTTTGGCCTCGACCGCTGCGATACGGGCCTCGAGCGAGGTGTGCGCTGCGATGCACTGCGGCGGGCTCGTAGTAGGCCCCTGCATCTTCGCGTGGAGCTCTGCCATCGCCAGTTCGTGCGCCTGCTCGGCCTGCTTGTTGGCGAGCTCGGCCTTCTGCTTGCTGGACTGCGAGTAGAACTTCCACGCCGCGCCGCCCCCGAGGACCGCCACGACGGCGAGGACCACGCCGAGCATCCCACCTTCCTCGGCGCCCTGGGCGATCTTGACGATCTCCTCGGGTGACGGGGTCGCGGCCTGCGCCTCGTGGGCGATCAGCGCGGCATCATCCGTCACGCTCGCCACGATGGCGTCCTTCTCGGGCGTCTGCTCGTGAGCAGTCACCGCGGGCGCAGGTTCCTCGACGTGGATCGGCTCCATCAGATGCCGTCCTCTTCGATGAGGATCTCGCAGTTCACCGCCGTGTGCGACGGAGAGAAGATCGCAACCTGCGTGACGTTCGCGAACCCGCTGATGCGGTTCTTGCTGCACTTGATGTGGATGGGGTCACTGACGGAGAAGTACGTCGCGGGCATCGCGCCGCCATCGGTGAGGGTCTGGTCATAGCTGAACGCCAGACCCTTCGATGCCTTATCCCTGTTGTGGAGCGTGATCTGAAGGCTCACGTTCGTGGGGAGCAGGATGATGCGGCAGAGGCCCGAGGTGCCCGGCGTCGTCGTGCTGGAGACGTAGGGGTACTGCGTGATGCCGGACAGGTCGAGAGCGGGCATGATGCCTCCTAATCGAGGGCGTCAGTGGTGA